AAATACTTATGGTAGATGTGTTCATACATCTGTAGATCCTGGATAGGTATCTGTCTAGTGTAGCCCAATTTGACTGTGTCAAAATTGATCTTGTTTTTTTCTAGGAAATCAATGTGTTCCTGTTTCATACGCTTTGTTCATTAATGTTTTTAGTAATACTGAAAGGATGGCTGCACCCATCATAGCTATCATCACCTCAGTGACATAGATAGGCAATAGGTACAGTGCCAATGCTACCCATGCAGGTAGACATACCAGGCAGTTAAATGGTCTGAAATCTAGTTTCCATTTTTTATGGAATCGTGCCATTTCAATAAAGTAGTAGCTGAATAGTGCAGCTGCTAGAATGTTTAGTAGTATCATATAACGGTTTTTATTCTTAGACCTCCAATAGATTTGATGCACACATCATCTTTTGATCTACCCTCAATCTTTTCCCTGATGTACTCATTCACCTCATCCATGATGTCCAGTAGGGCATCCATGTCAGTCTCTTTGTTGATGTCAATCACCACATCCAGGCCTGCATGAATAAAGTTTCCGATCAGTTTTTTCTGTGTGTTATCCTCTTTTCTCACTGCTTTTGAAAGTTTCTTTTTAACCTTTGTTACAGTTTTAAATAGCGATCTGTAGGGGATTTTCGTATCTCTGCTCAGTTTCAAGATGTTACGGCCATTTTCAGCATACTGCTCAAATACATTTTTTTCATACCAGTGCAGTTCACCCATTGACTTTTTTAGCTTACCATCCATTTCCTCATCCACACCACTGATGATGTCAGCCTTTTCATAGTTATCACAGTACTCAGTAAATGACTTTCTGAACATGTTAAAAAATGTAGACCTGTCACTCTTTGCCATGTTTAGCATAGTCCTGACAATAAAATATTTTAAGTACCCACTAGTCCACATGCCACACAATCGTTCATCATTCATTTCACATAGCACTAGGAAAATTTCCTGTCTTAGATCATCCTGTAATTCTACAGGCTGCATCTTTGAGATTGCCTGGCTGATGTCTTTGTCCAGGTACATTTGTGTGATGATTTGTTCTTTGTTCATAGGTTAGTAGTTTGGCCATTCTTTTAGTGCTACCTCTCCATCCACATCTGTAGCAATCAGGCAGTGACATCCTGATGTTTTTGCCCTGTTCATGAAATCAATTTGATGCTGACTAACTTTGTCAGTTTTTGTTTTTACCTCACAGAATACTGATACACCTGTGTGTTTTTGAAAGCCAATAATGTCAGGTACACCTTTCAAACCTGTGAATGTTCTACCTCTTACAGCAAGATTGTTTTGTCTCCAAACAAAGCAGAATCTAGATTCTAGGATCTTGATAGCAGTGGATGTGATTTGTGATGCAGTTAATTGTTTCATAGGATTAGGTACTAATATGTTTCCTCTTTTTGATAGTACAAAATATTTTACTAACTTTTTTTAGCATTTGTTTGCATGTAGTTTTTCATGGCATCTCTGAATGATTCTTTTTCTGTGTCTAGTGACATCCTGTTTGAATCACCACTGCCTTTCCACTGGGCATGATCCTCATCTCTTTTCTGTATGTAGGCCTGATGTCTTTGCTCTCTGTAGACCTCTAGCATTTCAAAGAATGTAGGCATGTCCATCCTGTCATAGACTTTGCCATACTTAGACTTGATCATCCCATCCAGGAATAGCATGATGTCCTCAAATGCCAGCTGATCCTCAGCAGATGAATCAATCAGTGCATAGGCTAACTCTAGCACCTGGTCTGCATTCATGCCTACCCTTAAATTGAAATTTGATAGTGTTCTAGTGATAGCCTTTGCCACTACAGCTGCAATCTTATCTGTGCCATAGCTTTCAGCTAGTGCAGGCAGTCTGCTGCTCACTGGGATGTTTTCAATGATAGCCAGTGGCATTGGATTGCCTTTGTCTTTGTACCTGCACATCTCATTGAATACCTGGCCAGTGCTACCCACCATGACTGCGTTTAAAAATTGCCTCGTTAAGCTGCTGGTCTGTGATATGGCTAACTCTCGTTTGGTATGCTTTTGAATTTCCATTTGTGTTTGGTTTGAATTTGTTATCAATAAATTTTCCTTTGGTCATGTCTGATGCCATCCAATTCTTTGCAGTAGCTATCCAGTCTTTCTTTTTATTCCCGTTTGATGCTGACCAGTTATTGATCACCTCATGGTAGTAGTTAAAATTTGCACCCTCATACTGTGTGCCTGTGAACTGGTTTTTAAAAGTTTCTAGGTCAAAGAATGGTGATTCAGAAAATAGGTGATCTGTTTTTTTTGGTTTGCTTTCCTTAACCTTATCCATTACCATAACCTTATCCATTTCCTTATCCATATCCATAGCACCTTGCAAGGGGCTTACAAGGGGCTTAAACTCATCAATTTGATTTTGATACTTTTCTAAAATTTTGATGATTCCAGCATGTGCTTTGTTATTTTCACTCAGGCCTGATGGGTATTGAAACTCTATAAATGATGGTATAAACCATTTAGTGCCACCATCAATGGTGATGACCTTATCCCCAAAAAATTGCAGTGCTTTTTTCTCACACAGTTTTTCACCCACTCTAATTTGTGCCACCTCAATGTCTACCTGCCAAATTCCTGCATGATCACAGTCATCACAGATGTACAGCCATAGCAGCTTGTATGGGGCTTGTAAGCCCCTTATAAATGGCTTTTTCCATTTCTCTGTATCGGTAAATCTTTTTCCCATAGGTTTAAAAAAATAGCCCCAGTGCTGTGGATCGCAAAGGGGCTAGGTTAATTACTAACCAAATAAACTCATGCAGTCATCCACTACTGCATGAATCGTAAGCCTCTAATATGTTTCAATGTTTTGAAACTTCCAAACAAAGTTTTGATGCTAGGGCAAAAAAATAGGTTTCCAAAAATTTACTGTCCTGCCAGTCTCAAAGTCTTTGCCTCTAAATGCAAACTGTATCCTGTTATTTTCAATCAGTTCACCTCGCCTGGGTGTCACCCTATTGATTGGCCATTCCAGGTATTCAGCTATCTGATGATCACAGCACACACCTAGCTTGCTGATCGCATCCAGGACATCCTGCTGTTTCTTATTGATGTTTTTCTGTGCCACCTGGTATGCAGGCAGGCTGGTAGTGTAGTCATACATTTTAGTGATCAAGTTTTATGTCAATGTAGTAGCTGTCCTCAGTCCCTTTCTTACAGGCATCTAAAAATTCGTTCATCCATTGCCTCCGCATTCGCCTAGTATGAAATGGTCTGTCCCTGATTAATTTGTCATTTTTGAACAGGTAGATCCAGCCTTTTGTTTCATCATGTTTGATATTGTATTTTCTGCTTGCTGCCATTTGTAAACGATTAAAGCCCAGCTTATTAGGCTGGGCTGTTTGACTTAAAATGGTAAATCACCATCTATGATTTCTGCATCTTCTACCACAGTTTGTGGTGCAGATTTTTTCACTGGTACATTAGCTGATTTGTTTTGATCAGGCTTGTAGGTGTCTAGTGTCACCTTTACATCCTTACCAAACTTGTCAGGCTCTGCATACACATTGATGTCCACCTTTACATAGCGTTTGCCATTGTACTCAAATGAATGCTCAATAGCATCATCTATGCATAGGGATGTTTTAAACCATGTGTCACTTTTTTTCTTACCGCTACCTAAGCGGATTTTCTCATCTTGATTTGCCATTGTTATTGGTTTTTATTTTGGGATATTGATTTTGAATGTCACTGTGCTGGATTTGATAGGCAGGTCACCTCTGTGGAATTTCTTTTCATGTTCCTCTATCTCTTTGCGTTTCTCAGTCAGTTCTGCTATCTGTGTGTCCAGTTCAGTCCATCCTGGCAGATGGCTGTAGTCATACTTGATGCTGCTGAACTCTGATACCTGCACACCATTGATCTCTGCCTTTTGCTTAGGATGTTTGTAAAGTTCATCCATGACCTCTTTGCTGATCTTTTCTTTGACCATCTTGACTAGTGTCTCCATTGCTGACAGCCTGATCACTGCACTCAGTGCTGATACATGGCCACCTTGTACCTGCTCTGCAATGGCCTCAGCCATCAGATCCAGGCCAAATTTGGTGGGCATTATTTCGCCCACCTTGATCTCATCTAGCTTATGCTGCAATTCTGATTTCATTTTTCTTATTTGTAAAGTGATTTTTTAATTTGTTATCCTCTACCAATTTAGCATTGGTATGGTACAGTGTGTTCAGCTGACCTACAGTCTCACAGCTGTCTAGCACCATCAATAGATCCTCAGCAGTGCTGTATGTTTTCTTTACTAGCACATCAATCTCATTGACAGGTGCAGGGGCAGGTGCAGGCTTTTTGATGGTCTTAGACACTACCTCATGGGTGTCATACTCAGTGTCTAGCTTTTCCTCTGTAGGAATCAGAAACATCTGCATCAAGGCATACTTTAAAGCTGTAGACATAGCCTTGTTGGTAGACTTGTCACCGCTGTCCATAGCCTCACCCTCTAGCACAGATTCAATGAATGTGCCATCTGTAGTGAAAAACTTGAACTGACATTTGGCAATGGTGTAGATCAATGCACCACCTGACTTTGTCAGCCTTTCCTCTCTTTTGGATTCCAGGACATTGCTGGTGATAAACACTGCATGCTTTTTGAATAGGGGCTGCAGTGCATTGTACATGTCATCAATGCCTCTGAACTTGTAGCCTTGCATTGAATTTGTTTTGTTTTTACCTATGGCCTCAATTTCCTGCATGATCGCATTGACTGCCTGGTAGATGTTAGGACTGCTCATAGTTTTTGCTGTTTTCATTGTTTTCAAAATTTGGTAGTATAGTAGATCTTACATAGCCGTTTTTCTTAAAGCCTTTTAGCAGGCTTTGTATGGTCATCACAGCCACTGGGCTGTAGATCATTGCATCCACTAGTTCACCTAGTAGCTGATGTCTTTCATGTGGCACTAGGTCACACCAGGTAGGTAGTTTATCTTGCATATTCTGTGGTGATTTTAGTGATTGAATCTTTAATGCCTTTGAATGGATCTACAAAATGAATGACAATAAACTCATAGATGTCATGTCTAATGAATGCATGTGCCATCTGCCAGTACTGATCCAGTGAATACTCACCAGTTTCCTGGCAATGATCACCTGTGTGATCTGACCAGTCATGCACCCAGCATAGTCTGTCTGTTCGTTTAAGCCATGCCTCAAACCTATCTAGTGGGATGTGGCATCTGTTGTCTGTACTAAGATCAACAGTCAATACATTGCAGTCTGTGTCTGCATTGTAGTCAATGATTTCAAATAGTGTTTTCATAGTGTGTGTGTTTTATCACACCACTAAATTAGTAAAAGATTTTATACTACCAAAACATTTGCAAACTTTTTTTAAAAAGTTTTTTTGTAGACCTTTTACTCATCTTGATCACTATCTCTAGAAATAAACATCAGGCAGGCTATGAAATACCCTGAGATCACACCCATTGTAAATAGCAAGTAAAGCATCATATATTGTCATATTTATTGCCTATGGCAGTCAGTACTACATTTTTAAGCCTGCTGATGGAATCCCTTTTAAACATCACCCTATTGCCCTCCCTGATCCAGTCTACGTCCCTAATCAGCAGCATATTGGCATCCTGGCCATCTTCTAGGTCTTTGACCATTCTGACCTGAATCCATGTTCTTTGTCTATTCAAAAGCTGCATGGCCTCTTTCATAGGTATCAGGTCATTGACAGCAGGGATCACCTGGGTATTTTTCAGCCATTCCAGGTTTTCATTTAGCCGCCTCAGTTCTCTAAATTGTTCAGTAGTCATAGAAAAGTTTTAAAAAACTAACAAAAGTTAGAAATAGTTAGTATAATTGTGTTTACTATTGCTCACTAAATTAAACTAAGTTTTGAAATACCAAAACAAAGTTTGTAAAAATAGATTTTATGCAACAGAATGATCTTTTGATTAAAGCTGTTCAGTTCTTATACGGAAAGGGAATCATCAGCAAAGACAAAGACATTGCTGACAAGATGAAATACAACAAGGCCACAGTGTCTAGCTACATCAATGGAAAGACTAAAGCCTCTGCTGAATTTGAAAGAAACTTTGAAAAGACTTTCAATGTAAAGCTGAAAGACTTTGCACCAGGTGGCAAAGATGAAATCATAGAACAGATGGATAGCATGCAGCTACTCACTGAAACTGTACTACAATTGAAAGGGGAATTGCAGACTACTCGTCAAATGATGATTGAAGTGCTGGCTGCTGTGTCTGATCGGCCTGTATCAGATGTTCAGCTGATGGCTGAAAAACTTTTGCAGCATAACCTAGCAAAGATTGTACACGAATTAAAACAGGGATAGGTTTGATAGTGGGTGTTTCCATAGGATCATATTCCCTTGCTAAAAAAATTGGGAAAGCAAAGTAAGAAAATGAAACAAACTAACAGCAATTAATATTTTTTTTCTTTACTCACATATTCCATTCCGCTATATGTTTTTCAAAGCCTTTGCCTGCTCAGACAAATCCTCACCTGTCAGGTGGTAGTAGACTTTCACTGTCTGTGCATTGATCCCCATTAGTTTAGCTGTGGTGCTTTCAGGTAGCCCCAGGGATGCACATAAACATCCAAATGTATGCCTGGCAGTGTGGGTGGTGACATCCTTTTCTATGCCAGCCATTGATGCTATTGCTTTTAGATACACATTGCATTTTTGATTTGAGAATGGTGGGTGCTGTATATCTATCAGTTTTAAGATCCTGGTCAGTGTTTTTCCTATAGGCACTACTACATGCTTTTTGTTTTTCTTTGCTGTGTGTTTTACCAGGCCATCCTCTGATCTGCCATCATACCTGCCCCAGTCAGAATGCCTCAGCCCTGTAAAACATCCTAGCAGGAAATAGCACAGTGTATTGTATATGCTTGCATTCATAGGTTTGTCTAGTAGATCCACCATCTTGTTCAGTTCATCTTGCACCAGGTAGATCCTGTCAGTCTGTATGTACTTAGGTTTGTCAAATTCATCAAAGGGATTTTCCTGGATGTACTTTTCTTTCTTTGCCTGTTTGATGATCCTGCCTAGATATTTGAAAGTAGTGTTTAGGGTATTTTGTGCATAGCCTTTTTTGACACAGTGTGCCTGGAATCTTCTAAGCCATTCCACATTGATCTCACCCAGCATCAGCTGATCACCGCCAAACTCTAAGATCCTATTCATCCTGGTAGTGTCATGCCTTACCTCAGATGCATACTGTTTAAATACCCTGGACACCTTAGCCTGCCCCTTGATGATCTTTTTGGATAGTTCAATATGCTGTAGGCTGTTTGTGATCAGTCTGCTTTCAATGTCTGACATTTCTCTTTTCAGGGACACATTGATTAGTTTGCCATTTGGGTGATTGATCACCTGTTTGCCATCCCATTGATCCAGGTGAACAGAATGCCCTGTACTCATGTAGGTCACCTTTCTATTGACAGTGACAGCTATCTTGACTGATGTGATTCCTTTGCTATTCGCTTTGTGCTTTAAGATGACAGGCCTGATGGTGAACTTTTGCATAGTGGGTAAAACAATGGGTAAAACAAACGGACAAACAAATGCACTAAATATGGGTAAATTCTATTCAATTAAACCTAGTGCAATGTAGGCAGAAATAGGCTGTAATGCAATAGGGACAATAAAAAAGCCCCATTTTACTGGGGCTTGCTTTGGGGGCTTTGCGGACCGGACGGGACTACATAAGTCTATGTAAATCAATCCGTTAAGCATGGGGGTAAAACAAATGGATAAACATTTTATTTAAAACTTGACATTAGCCAGGTCTTTGCTCAGTTTGGCAGCACACTTTTGCATCTGCTTTTTGTCCTCAGCAGTGAAATCAATAGGTTTCTTATTGCCATCAAACCCTCTCAGTTTGTGGTAGTAGTTAGTGATCCCAGTGCAGTATTTGGTAAAAAACTGCCTGGCAGGTACTATCTTGAAAAATTCCTCTTTTGTCATATTGTCCATGTCTTATAGGTCTCCACATCAAATATATCACTTTTTGCTGTTCGTTTAGGCCTAGCCTTTACTATGTCAGTAGGCCTGTAGCCCATGTTTTTACAATAGACATCTACATCTATGTACAGCAAGTTCAGGACATTGGCCATCCTAGCTACTGGCTCATATTGATAGTTGTCATCAATGTACATTTTCTCATAGGTGGATAAGGTTTTGAATGCCTTACCCTTTGGCATCTTTGCCAGTTTTATTAGGTCTGCCATAGGTTTTATTTAAATACTTGATGAAATAGTGTTTTAAATTGTTGATACTCTAGAATACATATAATGGTAGATCCACCTATGTATATTTCTGTGTATTCATTATCACAATTTATCACTGGGTGAAAGCCATCACAGTTAGTCAAATAAAATGGCACTACATCCAAATGCCTGTAATCAAACTCTATATCTAACTGTTTGTTTCTTTTAGTTTCATCATTGTGAAATAAAATGTTTATCTCTAGTCCTTTATTCATAGGTTATTGGTTTTAAAAAAAGTTGTACATGTTTTTTCTCTCTTTGATCTCTTTGTGCAGCTGTCTGATGCAGTCTTTGCATTGGTGATACATGCCATCTCTAGAATCCCATCTCTTTTGGAATTGCTCTTTTAGCTTTGTCTCACCGCATTTATTGCAGGTTTTGTAGGGGCAGTTCTTACAGCCGTTTTTGCAGCATGTGCCTCTGTTTTTAAGATACTCACCTGTGAATACCTTAAACCCATTCTCAATAGTGTAGTCCATTATTTGCAGAAAGGATCTTGTAGGATGGCTAGAACAGTGAAAGCAGTGATCAGGATGATGATGGCCTGGATGCCATAATTGGTAGATTTTTTCATAGTTATTGTGTGTTTAGAACACAAACATAGTACATCATGTTTTACTAACCAAATTTATTTTAACGGCAACGCATACACGAAAAAAGCCCAGCATAGAAATGCTAGGCCTATTACACTATGAAAAACCATCTTTAAATATTTTCCTCTCTATAGATCTGTTCAATATGTTTAGGTAGGATGGTGTAGTCATTATTAAAATGATCAGGCATCACATCCATCAGTCTTTTGTTCTTATAGGGGCTATTGCTGCCCTTGCACCATCTTTTGCTGATCACCATCCAATTGTAAAAATAGATGTATGTGTTAGCCTTTTTGATGTATTGCTTTTTGTCTATTGGCAGTTTAAATTTCTTTATCAGTGACACAGATCTGATCTCATTGTCCAGTTCTAGATCTCTGCACAGTGCTAGATGCAGCTTTAAATTTCGCACCTTTTTGCCCTCTAGCATGTCATTGAATTTCTCATAGGCTTTGCCATTCATGGCATTTGTCCAGGCATCACATTGTTCAGCCCACTGTGTGAAATGGGCAAATTCATGCACCAGGATCTCAAAGGAATCAGGTCTATTCATGGCACAGGCTAGCAGTGGCACAGTCTCATCAAAGAATCCTGCACACCTGTTCTTAGCATCTAGTTTTAGATACTTTGTGTTTCTCAGTTCACACTTTACATCAAATGTCTTGCATGTGTTTTTGACATGCTGCACAAAGTCTATCATATTGGATCTTTTAGGATGGCCTCATCAGGCCTGTCTATTTCAGGCACACTTACTCGCTGGCCACCTCTCACAGTACCTAGCATTCTCCTTAATTGGTTTTCTACCTCAAACAGTTCCTGTAGCTTTTTGATTAGCCAGGATTCCTGATCTTTTGCTGTCATCTTATTAAATCCTTTTGGCATTCTCATATTCAAACTCTATTAACAGTGATATATAATGTTGTGCTTTTTTTAAATCTTCAATGCCATTCTTTTCTTTATGCCTTAAAACATACTTGATCACATTGCCCTCTATGAAAGGGATATTGTTTACATGTATGAACTCTGTGGGCTGGATCTTATATTTGGCATAGTGTCCACCACCTATTTGTATTTCACTTGCTTTCATGTTAAAGTATTTTAGTCCCATCATACACCACTCCATTGTACAGGCATTTGCCATCAATGATCTGATGTGTCTGAGCAAAAAAGAATATTTCCTTATTGATTGTGTAGAAATGAATAGTAGCAAAGCCATGCTGCCAGTCAGGGATCTTTCCTGTAGGGAAATACTCTACCTCTGTACGCACCCTGCCACAGCCTACCTCTAGCCACACATAGGGATTGTTTCTGTTGGTGATCGGTTTGTAGTTCAGTCTGTGACTGTGACCTGATGCACCACTGCCCATGTACTCATAGATGTTTTTCTCACCTGCATTCTTTGACAGGGATAAACCATGCACACCTGTGAATAGATCAAACCAGTTGATGTAGTCTTTGCCATCCCACTCAATGCCATAGTCAGCAAATGAAAGGATGTTCTGTAATTCTGTTGATTTGTATTCCTTGAATAAGACAGCAAGTCTAGCCAATTGGCTTTTGCTGTTCATGTGGGGCTTTGTGATCCTCTCATCATGATTGCCTGGTATGAATCTGATTTTTGCATCAGTAGACAATCTCAGTGGATGCAGGATCTGTTCTTTGGTATATTCTACCTCTTTGATTTCGCTGTAGCCAGCCAGGATGCCATCATCAAAAAGTTTCTTTTCATGCCTGGACACATAGGGCAGATCCATCAGATCACCCAGCAGTGCCACCTCATCAAAGTGATTTGACTGTAGCACTCTATTGATACATCTTTGCACATTCAAGTCAGTCAGCCATCCATGCTCATCTGACTTTAATAGGACAGAATATATTTTCTTATCTGTTAATTTTTTTAATTGCCACCAGTTGTATTCCTTTTCTGATAGTCTAGGCCTGTTGTTTTTCAATGTGTAGTCTAGTAGTTTTGCCCTCCGTTTTTTAAATTAGCACAAAGCCATTTTTATCCACTTTCCCAGCTGTGTGCAATGCTCTCAATTCATATATAGATTTTCCAAAGGTTTTTTGAAAATGTGGTGGATCAATAAATTTCCAGTCTATCCCTGCCTCATATCCGTATCTCTTAAAAATCTGCACTACCTCCATCCAGTCTGCCTTTCCATCTTTGTCAAAGTCTGTTTTGACATCCCAGGCAGCTGTCTCAAATGTGCCATTCTTATCTTTGTCCACTAGCAGCACAATGTCAATGGCTAGGCCATAGTTGTGATAGGATTGCCCCCCTTTCGCATTTGTGACCACTTTACCAGGCTTTGATCTGCCCTGGGCAAATAGTGCATCCTGTTCTGCAAAAGTCCTCAGGGTGTACGCAAAACGGCAAATAGCAGTACCTGTCAATGCAGCCAGGATCTCATCATACAGATCTAGTGCCTCATCCCTTAGTTTGGGATGTAGTAGCTGAATCCTCTCTAGTGTCTTTTGATCTTTCATTTTTGGTAAATTTTTCAAATGCAGTTACCCCAAACACAGCAGCGGAATACCATAGGAATCCCTCAAACACATACTGTTTTGAATTTGGAATGTAGCCTAGTACTATAGCATTAATGAATGCCGCTATGCCAGCAAATCGTTTGCTGCTTACTAGTCCATCATTAGATAGTAAATGCTTTATAAATTGCATAGATGCGTTTTCTGAATATATATAGCAGAACACATGCAATTATCAACAGCAGCCAAATCCAGCTGATCCTTGTTGATTTCTTATCCTTGCTGATCACTTTCTCAGTGACCTTGACAGTTTGCCTGGTATCTGTTAGGATAGCCTGGTCTGTAGTGACCTTTGTAGACTGATCACTTTCTTTTTGTTTCTTTCTTTTGTGCCTGATCTCTTTGATGGCACTGGCAGGGATGCTGATGCTGTCACCTGTTAATACAAAAAACCCAGTGGCAGTATCTTTGAATATCACCACTAGGTCTGCTGTTTCTATCTCTTTGTTCTTAGATGTGGATGTGCTGTCT